TCTCCTTTGGAGGTAGTGCTTTTGCATTAGCTAAGACTTTAAATATGCCTGTTGAAGAGGCTGAAGAACTAATCAATTCATTTTATAAAGGATTTCCTACTTTAAAAAGGTTATTTCAAATAAACAACCAATTCGCAGTAAAACATGGGTATATACATACTAATGATATTACTAATAGAATAAGGTGGATTCCAGAATGGGAAGAATATATGAAATTAAAGGCTAAAGATTATAATGATCTTACAAAGCCACAACGTAGCAGATATGCAAGTCTAAAAGGCAGAATAGGCCGTAAAGGGCAGAATACCATAATACAGGGTACTGCAGGCGATATGACTAAGACAGCCTTAATACTCATACGTGATAAACTATTAAGTTTAGGCATTAGACCTACTCTTAAGGCTAGTATTATGCTAGTTAATGTAGTCCACGATGAGATACTCATGGAAGCCGATACTGAAAAACAACATATAGCAGCCAATATACTTAAGGAAGGTATGGAAAAAGCAGGCTCATTCTTTGTTCAAGACATTGCAATGACAGCTAAACCTGACATAGGTAACCATTGGAAGCATTAATCCATAAAGCAACGGGTATGGAGTAGCGTCCTAAATGCAGGAGATTACTTTATAGTATGGACCAGCGATCCCTACTCTCTCTGCCCCTTGCTTTTATTTTATAACCTAGAGCAAAAGGTTACAAATTCTCAAAGTTACAGAAGTCTTGCTCATAAAAAGACTTTGTATATGGAATTAAAATTTGATAATAAATTCTTAATTGAGAATAATATCAGTCCTAATCAAATGCTGGTTCTAACGTATATTAAAGATAATAAACGTAAAGAATTACGTCAGTTAAGTAAAAAGCTGATGGAGGATCCTTTTATATATGATTTTGGTAGGCTAACTACCAGGAAATTAGTAGAAGGTGAACTATATACTACTTCGGTTTTAACTGAAGAGGGTAAAGCATTAATTGAAGGGAAAAATCAGTTTGCGGAGTTGTTAGAGATGTTTCCAGTATCTGTCATTCGTAAAGACGGAACTAAAGACTATTTAAGAACTGATAAAACAAGAGCTGAAAAAGTCTATAAACGTATTACTAGAGGCCGTAAGGATATACATGAACATATCTTAACATGTCTTAGTTTCGAATTGAAAGAAAGACGAAACAATAATAATATGATGTGGATGAAAAAGATCCCTAACTGGCTCTCCTCAAATGAGTGGGAGAACTGGAATCAAAGGATGAAGGATGAAGAAATAACTGATATTTTTGGAGAGGAGGATGATTATGGAACAGGTGTTGAATAAACATAAACTGTACTATAAACATATCTCCAAAGCTTCTGCAGAAATAGAATCTTATATTTCCGATAGGCGCTATGGTAAGGTTAAATCTCTTAAAACTCGTTGGCATAAATTTAATAATTTAGCCATGGGTGGTATAGAACCTAACGTAATATATACTATTGCTGGAATTTCTGGTAGTGGTAAATCTTCATTCGCAAATAGTTTAGAGACTGACTTATTTGAACTGAACCCCGACATCGACTTTGTCGTACTCTCATTTAACTTCGAAATGATCTCATCTCGACAAGTAGGTAGAAAATTATCTAGTAGACTGAATAAGACTACAAGAGAATTATACAGTGGCGACCCTAGCGCCCGTTTAAGTTCTACAGACTTGCAGTTAATAAAAGAAGAGGTAAAAAAAATAAATAATTATGACATCTATTATGTAGATATGCCAGGCAATGTGGAGGAGATCGATAACACGATTAACGATTTCCGTAGAACCAAGGCAAAAGATAAATGGCTTGTCATAATGTTGGACCATGCCCTTCTAACTAGGGGTCAAATGGGCGACTCTGAAAGAAAAGTACTTTCTGATTTACAGAAAATGTTTATGCAACAGAAAAAAGTAGGTATTACTACAATTATTCAATTGTCTCAAATGAATAGAGATATTGAGGATAATACTAGGATTACCAACCCTGCATTACACTTTCCAATGAGGAAGGATATTTTTGGAGGAGATAGCTTATTCCAGGCTTCTGACTATGTAATAGTTATACACAGACCAGAAATTCTGGGTATCCAGCAACACAACTACGGAAAGAAAGGTTTACCTACTAAGAATAAGGTATACTTACACTTTCTAAAGAATCGAGATGGAGAAGTTAAGGTCCTACAATTTGAAAATAATCTAAAATACAACCGCATCGAGGAAGCCCCACGGGGTGACCCTGCTGCACCAGTACTAAAATTAAACACTTAATAATAACACATTGCCTTATGTTAAAAATTAAATATCCCAAATACGCTTTTGCAATTCGTTTTTCTAGAGAAGAAACATCTATCCAGCAAGTTCTCTTTTTCGACTTTTTAACTCAAGTCTCTAAGGTATACCCTGCTTTTAAAGTAGAAGGTATCAATACTGAGAAACGTATTTCTAAAATTGAAACCAAGAAACCTCTTATTGAAATGCGCACCGATGACTCTTATGTAGAGATAGGTGAGTATGAATCTAAAACCCGCGACGTAATTGCTGTAGGAATTAGCAGTAAGTATGCTATTTCTTTTGAATCTCTTGAAGATCTTACATTAAGTAAGGCTTGTAATCTTTATACTGTGCCTATTCTTTCGCTCACAGAGCATTATGAATTAATCATTAAAAAGATTAAAGCTTTTATTAAAGCGCATTTCGTAAAAAGACCAACAAAAGTATGCTTTAGTGTTCGTCATCATTCTAATTTTATTCGTGTTACTAATGATTCGCCTGTTGTAAATAACAGTCGTGTTGAGTATCCTGAGTATATTATTGATGAGATAATGAACTCTTTTAACGAGCCTACTCGAACTTCTTATAACTTGAAGTCCGTAACCGTAATATAATATTAACTAATATAGAATTGTAATTAATGGCAACACCTATTCTTGTTATGGGTTCTCCTGGTACTGGCAAAACTGCTAGTATTAGAGACCTAGATCCAGCTGAAACATTTGTTATTCATGCTGACGAGAAACCTTTAGGATTGCCTGGGTCAAAGACCAATTATAAAACTGTTTTAAAAAACGACGGTAAACTAGACATTGAAAAAAGTAACTATTTCGAAACAAACAACCCAGCACATATCCTGGAACTTCTCAAAGCCATATCGGCTAAAAGAACTGACATCAAGACCATCGTTCTAGACACTATCACTAGTGTTATGACAAATGAGTTCATGACAAGACTCAAAGAAGGTGGCTTTGGTAAATTTGGCGATTTCGCTAAAGATACCTATGACATAATTAAACTCGTTAGGAAACTACGAGAAGACCTCACTGTAGTCATTATGGCTCATACTGAGGACGCTTATGACATAGATGGCGAACTAAAATCCTCTTTTAAAGTAATAGGGGGGAAATTAGTAAAAGAGAAGATTGTACCTGAATCTTATTTTCACATGGTGTTATTCACTGATGTGGTGATGAAAGACGGTAAACCCGAATATTACTTTTTAACACAAAATAATGGTAAAAATACTTGTAGATCTCCACTAGGACTATTTACAGAAACTCGTATCCCAAATAATTTACAGAATGTTATCGAGAAATACAAGGAGTATGAAAAACAATAGTTATGTATAAAATAACAGACTCCGTATTAAACAATAACGCTCCTTCATATATAGGTGTAGGGATACATGAAGTTGAGCTCTCAGAAATTGTCCTGGATAAGTCAAAGAATAATAAAGTGTTCTTTGCTTATTACTATGTAAATAGTGATGGACAAAAACTCTCTAAGACTGAATGGGAGGTAAATTTACCCCCTAATTTCGACAGTCTACCAGAAGAAAAGAAAAAAGGTTATGACATTGTCATGGAACAACAAATGAAAAGGATTTTAAAGGTCGCTACCCTGTATGTATCAGAGGACGAGTTTAAAGATAAATCATTTTCTACTTTTTCTGACTTCTGTGGATTCGTAAAACAGAAAATCGAAGGTAAGACGAAAGGGATTAAATTGAGAATCAAGGCTACGTATGATAAGAATGGTTGGGTAACCACCCCTACTTATACATATGAAAGTATGCCTTGGATCGAACGCATTGACAAGGTATCTGCCGATAACTCTAAAATACAGATTATCGAAGGTAGAGACTTGGTTGTTAGACCTAAACAAGCTAACGAACAACGCGACAAGAATCCTCTTTTAGATGGTAATGCAAACGCCTCTGCTAAAACAACTAAAAGTGACTTACCCTTTTAAATATATTTGTAAGATACGGTTAAGGTTTAATAATCTTATTCAGCTCAGGCTTCGGCCTGGGCCCTATCTTACTTTTTATTATTAACTAACAATACTATTATCATGGAACTAAAATTTATGGCTACTAAAGCCAGGGCTATCACAAATTTTTACGAAAGATTATCAGAAGTTCAAAATGATATCTTACACTCCGCTGAGAAAGGTAACAACACAGTATTCACTAACGTTCCTTTGCAGGATTATCACGGTATGAGAAAAACCATTGAGCAAGCAGGGTTCGAAGTAGCAAGAAAAGGTGATGTTACTATGAACGGTAAATATGAGACAGTAATAAAAATTGAATGGTAAATGTATAATTGAAACACTTTTAAAGATAAATTGGTAATATGTACAACACAGCTGCAGTTTATAAGCATACCAAGGAAGACGTATACAAACTAATTCCTGCGTATGATATTTACAGAACTTATTTAGGGTATAGCCCTATAGTAGGTAATGTTTATATATCACCCTTTCGAAAAGACTTAAATCCTTCATTTGGAGTATTTCGTGGTAGAAACGGTACTTTAATGTTTAAGGACTTAGGAACTGGAGAATCTGGCGATGCAATTAAATTTGCTAAGCTGATTGAGGGTATGAACACCCAAGAGGTGATAGAACACCTTTACAAAGAATACACATCGATAAAACCTATCAAAACAATCAACATACCTGAAGTCAAATCAGGCGAAAAAGTAATTTATGTAGAGAAGATACCTTGGACAGAAGCTGGTTTAGCTTTCTGGTCACAGTATAGTATCTCTATAGAAACATTGAAGCATTTTAACGTAACACAAGTCAGTAAATACTGGGTTAATGGTGTTGTTAAAGGATATGCCTCAGAGAAAAGTCCTATGTTTCATTTTGAAATATTCGATAAGGATAAAATATATCGTCCCTACTATAAAGCTAAACGATTTTATACTAACTGTACAAGTTCGTACATACAAGGTTGGGCTCAGTTAGACTATAGTAAAGATACTGTTATTATAACAAAATCTATGAAAGACGTTATGTACCTATATGAACTAGGATACACTGCAATTGCCCCAAATGGAGAAGGGCACAAGATACCTGAAAAAGCTTTAAATATATTAAAAGAAAATTTCAAACACATCATAGTTTTTTATGACTTTGATAGTGCAGGTATATGCGGAACAAAAAAACTCCTAAAAGAAAATCCAGAATTCGGTTTTATATTTACTAGCAATAAGCATGCTAAAGATATCACAGATTATCATGCTAGAGTAGGTGAAAAAGAAGCTAAAGAATTATTGGAAAGCAAATTAAATAAATCTTATGAAAACCATTTCAAACATCGACCTCAGTTACAATCCAATGAGAATCCCGATAATTAAGGGAAGATTTGGAATTGAAAATGTTTTGAACGAAGCTTTTCCATTACTTATCACCCCTAGTAAAGTAGGGTCTGAAATAGTAATAAGAGAAGGACATGTGTTTACATTAAAGTATCCTTATATGGTACTTAATACACAATTTCGAACAAGATTTAAAAGTCTATTAAAACTAACTAGTGACAAACACTTTACTGTACATGCTACAGTTACTTGTAAGGGTATAAGCAATACTAAAATGGATTCTATCCTTTTAGACCCTACTGTTTTATTACCTAAAAATACTGAGATATATGTCACTTTAGCATTATACGAATCCAATGCTAAGCATACTCCGTTTAAAGATATGGTAGAACTTGTAAAAGGGTATATAGGAAAGAGTACTAATTCTTTCTTACCTAATATAAAGCCGGCCATGTATACCGAAGTTTCTTCTAGAGGCAAATTAACAGATGTCGTAGACTTCTTATTAACTAAAGTAAAAGGAGTAGAAGGAATATTGTTGCTAAACAAAAACGGTAACTACACGGAAGGTGGAGTTAGTTTTAAAGAATCTAACGCAATAGTAGTAAACCCTACTGAAGAATTATGGGGTGTAGTACAACGCGTAAACACAAGTTTAAAGTATTTACCTGGTAAAACCTTGGTAATGGCAGATGAAGTATTAATCAGGTTTGGGGAAACCGAGTTAACGTATAATCTTTCAGATGAACCATTAATGCTAAGAGGTTATTTATCAGAGCAGCAGGAAAATCTAATAGGAACTAAAATCCTATGTGAAACATTGTTCTTACCGGGCAATAGTACTGCTACTATAACAAAAATACTTAAACTTAACAGTTAATACCATGGATGGTAAAAAATCAAATATTGACTATTTTGTCAATACAGTAGACTGGTCTAAAGTATTAGAAAGATGGGGTATTATTAAAACGTTACCTAACCGATTTGAAACAGATGAATTCAAACAGTATTGGAGACAGAATTTCAATCAACGTCCTGGACAGGCACTAATAAACCTAGGCTTAATACCCGATGGTGTGTCTCAATGGGAAGATACTGCACAAACTCTATTAGAGACTTGTTATAAAACTTAGAAAGAGAAATGAAAGGTAAGAGCAAAAACGCAAAAATCAGAAATGCTACGCCTCTCGAATATGACGGAATCCCTTTCAAAAGTAAACTGGAAGTCTATACTTACCAACAACTCACAAAATTTAAAATAGAAGCAAACTATGAGCCCATAAAGTTTACAATTATAGAACCTTTTCAATATGATGAAGAGAAGGTAAGAGCAATGACATACACACCAGACTTTGTTGGTGATGATTTTGTTATAGAATGCAAGGGTTGGGCAAATGATGCCTTTCCTTTGCGTTGGAAGACATTTAAATACTTCCTATATATGAACAAGATACACTACAAACTCTATTTACTACGTAATAAAAAAGAAGTAGACGCTGCAATAGTAGATATACTTAAAAAACGTGAAGAGTATGATAGATTATCATAGTTTAACAGGTTATGTCTCAAACTCGAGTTTAAATATTTTAAGGAAGTCTGTAAGACTATTCAAGAAATATGTCAACGGCGAGTATAAAGAAAAAACTAAATCTTATCATGATGAAGGTACTGTTATCCATATGGCTCTTTTAGAGGCAGAAAGGTACAAGACTGACGTTGTGGTTATGGATTACTCTACTCCTAAGTCACCAAAACAGAAGCAATTCTGTGAGGATTTTATTGAATTTAGGAGGAATAAGAAGAAGGTAAAAGATTCTTACTTAGAAGCTTATAAGAACAACTACCTCACCTATGCAGATGAGGATAAATGGGTTCCTAAAGCTGAAACATTATATAAAGAGTTAAAACCGTATATCAAGTATTTGGTGACGAGCCAAAATAAGCTTGTTATAAGCACTAAAATCAGGTCAAACATAGAAGATATCAAGAATGAGGTTAAAGTCCATCAGATGGCTTCTAAATTGCTCCTAGACCCCTCTATCGTAGGTGATGATATACTCAGGTTTAATGAGTTACAAATCCTATGGGAATGGAAGGGTGTAAAATGTAAAAGCATGTTAGATAGAGTACTAATAGATAAAGAGAATAAGAAGATATCTATAGTGGATTTAAAGACCACTTTTAACATAGCAGAATTTAAAGAATCTTTTAAGAAATACGGCTATGCGAGACAACTAGCATTCTATTCTTTAGCGTTGTATGCTAATATAGAAGAGATAGCAGATATTACTAAGGAGGAACTTGAGGACTATGAATTAGAGTTCTTAATAGTAGCGATCGATAAAGGCACTGCAGAAATCAGGGTCTTTCCAATAAAAAAAGAAACAGCAAACACAGCCCTATCAGAAATTAAAGAATTACTTTCCAAAACTAAATGGCATTTCGATAATAAGAAATGGGATTACTCTATGGAGTATTATTTAAGCGGAGGTTATGATGAATTACTCTAGGACTAACACAGATACAACAAGATTTTTATTACCTTTACTGGGATTTGATAAAGAACAAGTAATTAATGAAGATTTTGTAAATGCTTTTTTGTATACTAAAAGTTTAGCTATTTTTGAAAATACAATAGTATTAATATATAAGAAAGAACAACCACATCTTAAGTTAATAGGGATAAATAAAAATGGCTACTATTATTATTATGCGACTATTAGCCCTAAAACTTATAAGAGATTCACTGCTGGTAAATATAGCCAATTTGAATACTCTGAAAAACAAGTAATACTGTCATTCTGGAAACTTGCTAAAGGAAGTAAGTTACACAGTATACTGTTCCCAGCAGATCATTTACAAGAAAGTTTTAATACTGTAAGTAAAGGATTGCTTTACCATAAAAAGAATATATGGTTACCACCAGACACTATTAAAGAAACATTTATACAAACACGATATGAAGACCTTATTAGTAATGGTACTTAATGAGTTGTTATCAGCTTTTAATTTAGAAATTATAGGGGATAGATTATTTTATCGTCATAAGTTAAAATTTGGAAGTGTAGATTTTGTAGTAACAGACTTGATAACTGAAGAAGGTAAGAATCTGCTATTAGATTTTCTCGATATGCCGTATACACCTGATCCTACTGATGTAGAGGATGTGTATTGTGCTGTAGCAAATTCTAAATACTTTACTATAAGACCTTTTAACACTCTAAAATACCCGGATGAAAACTATAAACAGTTCTTGAATGTCATTCGGCAGAGAAAGCCCGTAAGTATATATAAAAAAGTATATGTACCTGGCTATGCTGCTATGACTGTTGATAAGCACTTTGGTACTACTATTCTTAGAAGTATCCAAAATCTCGAAAGTAACGGGATAACTCGAAGTAGGATAAGAAATAAATTTAATGGACACCTCGTACAGAAGTGGGTTACCGAGCTTACGCCTGGTAAGTACTTATTTATTACAATGGATAGTTTTAAAAAGTTTATAGAAGCAGAGTTCCATATGAGCTTTGTAGACTATCTTCTAGATAGGCCTTATAACCTAGTTAGGAAAGACTTTTTAAGTTATTATTATAATGAACTAGATCACTTTGACAGAATGTTCTTAGAGGACGAAATACCTTTTTAATTATGGAATATCCGAACACGAACTTCGAAGATGTTATGGTTGGCGATGTATTTAAAATGTACACCGACAGTAACCTACTCTTTGAAAAGACCAGTGAAACTGAGGCTAAACATATTATTGAAAGCTTTGGTATCATCTTAGGTAAAAAAGATAACGTAATAATTATAGCAAATAGCTAGCAAAAATTTAAAACAATGTTTACCAAAAAATCTGATACTAAATTTAAAATACTAGGGGAAAAGAAAGATAATATATTTTCCTCGCTTGATTCTCGACTATACAACCTTGTAGAAGAAGAGACTATGTTTGGCTACGAATTCTTTGTAGAGCCTATGGCTCGTTACGATAATTCAACAGTGGCTAAGGTAGGTATCTTTAAAGATGTTTATGATTATATGAACAGTTTCTTTAATGATTCTCGTATTCGTTTACGAAAGGAAATGGGTATGATGAATAAGATGAATATCTTACTCAAAGGAGATCCAGGAACAGGCAAAACTCACTTAGCAGCTACTGTAGCGAAAGAAATTGTTGACCGTACTGACGGTATTGGCATTATTGTTAATAAAATTGGCCATGTTAAATTTGACGAATTGGTTGATAATTTACGTATTAACGATGGAGATAGGATGATTGTATTTGTACTCGACGAATTGGAAAAGAACCCAAATTGGCGACTTACAGATTCAGATTTCTTAGCATTTTTAGACGGTGCAAAATCCCGCGAAAATGTCATCCTTATTGCGACAGTAAACTCACTAGAAGACTTTCCAGATTATTTAATTAATAGACCAGGTAGATTTGAAAAGATCTATGATTTTGTATTTAATACAGAAGAAGTGCTTGGCCAGTTAGTTGAAGTTTTAACACCGGAAAGTTATAAAGAAAACCTAAAAGTTAAAAAGGAATTAGTCCGTCGAGCTATAGTCGGTGAGATTAAGACTATTGATCACTTAAGATTTAGCATTATTGATTATCTAGTTTCATTAGAAACTGATATAAAACCTGCACCTTTACCTATGAAATCTACAGTCGTAGACTCAGAGGTTGTTAAAGAAGAGGTAGTAGGGGATGACGATAAAGTTAAAGAAGTGTCCTTTGAAGACGAACATGGTAAAATAATTGAAAAACTTGAATCCGTGGGAGAAGTTAAAAGCGAAAGTGCTTTTATTGAAGCTATGAAACACGCATTCTCACAAAATTAGCCTGTAGTGGGGTTAATTAGTTAGTAATAGGGATGGTCGAAAGGCTGTCCCTTTTTACATTAAAATACATAATACTACAAACACATCTAATATTTAAAAATTATGAAACTTACACTTAAAGACTTAAAGAAAAATAAAGGACAGAAGAAAGACTTTAAATTTCTAACTCCAATGATTGATTTACTGAAAAAAGAGTATAAGAAAATTCTACCAGAATTTGACATAAATATGTACTCTGAAGCAATAAACGAAGTAATTGGTGATTCTGCTATTTTAGCAATTTATGAAACACCTGAAAAATTGCGTTATGCTTCAGTAAGTAAAGGTAAACGTAACTATTCTATCACTCTTAAGGACAGTAAAGAAGGTACTAAGTTTGAAAACATGTATTTAACATTGTATAATACTCTTATATCACCTGAAAATGCTCTTATTAGTGAAGGTCATTACTGGCATTCGTCTTATACCACAAAATTAGAGGACCTTTATGTGATTACAGATACAAAAGCTTTCGAAGAATTTGTGTTTGAAACAATGCTTGAAGAAGAAGCCAAACAAATAGAAGATACTAAGAAGTATGAAGCTAAGAAACGTAAAGAAGTTAAAGACAAGAAAGAACTTCTTACTAAATACGGTCCTAAAGCTAGTACTACTGACGGTCGTTTCGCTCTGAATTTGATGAAAGCAATGGAAGAGAAGGATGACAAGAAGAAGTTTGACACGTTATTGAAAGTTGTAGATTACATCTCTGATGGAATTGAAGAAGCTGTAGATAATAGATACTAAGACAAGAATAAGTGTACAAGACGTACTCGTAGAAAATCCAAAACTGCTGTGTCAAGAGGGGGGAAACCCTCTCTTCATAGCACTGAGGAGATTCAATGTGGTGCTGGTATACTTAGTCAGATTAATAATCCTGGCCAAAATATAACTTACTCTGGTGCAATGACTAAAAAAGATTTTCGGAAATATTCTGAAGAACTTGAAAGGTCAATGCTTTATAATACAGAAATACCGGTAGATAACTCTACTGATACTAAACTCCCTGAAGGATACACAGTATCTCAAACGGAGCAATGTATTGCACAATCCAGTATGGCTTTCTCTGTGTTTTTAAAGTCTAAAGATTATAGAGATAAGGTAGCAAAGAGTATACTATATGGTTCTAATGAATACTAGTATCGCTAATTCTTAAGCATAAAAAAAGGGGCACTTTAATTAGTGTCCCTTTATTTGTTTAATTATATAAGCTTTTAAAACTAAAGCCCTTCGTAGTACAGTTGGACTACGCTGATGTTTTTTACAT